GGGGATGTCGACGTATCCGGGGACCTTCTGATCCTTGGTCAGCATCAGGTTCCCGCCGAACAGCCACACCTGCTGCCGGAAGCCGTTCGGGACGGCGGTGCGCGAGTTGTAACGAGCCTGGCAGGTGGCTGGCGGCCGGAAAGCGATCTTGTCGTAGACGACACGGCCGTCGGATTCGCGGACCTTCCACACCTTCTCGAAGAACGCGCGCCGGTAGACCTGGGCGCTGGTGACCTGGCCGACCAGCTCGCGCAGCGGGGTGGACATGCCGCCCTCGATGTCCGGCGTGCTGATCACACTGCGTACGAAGTCGCACTCGCCCTGATCGCCCTTGGCGGGCTCAATCGAGATCTCCGCCTCGCGGATCGGCAGGGTGAGCACCGACTCGACGGCCGAGCAGATGCCGTCCCGGCGGAACATCGCTTTCATGTCACGGGCCGTGTATTCCCCGTAGTCGAAGACGTCTCCCTCGCCGTACCACGCGAACAGCCGTTGCCCCAGGTCGAACTGTGTGCCCATCTCCTTGCCGAGCAGCTCGCGCTTGCTCGACGGCTTGATGTCCGGGAACGCCAAGATCTTGGCGGAGCTGCCGTCCGTCGGCGCAGGCACCGCGTTGAACCCGCTCTGTCCCTTTGCCACGGTGCTCCTCCGCTGGTGATCGATGGTTGAAGGATAGCGCTGGCGTGCTAGAGCGGCGATGAACTCGACGACCACGAGCGCACGTTGCCGCGCCGCCCGCCGTCGCCAGCTTCATCAGGATCCTGTGGAGCCCACTCGTCGAGGCCGTCGAATCCGTCCGCCATGCCCGCCTCGTGGCGCAGCCGGGCACGCAGCCCGCGGGGGATGGCGGACTCCTCCGGCTGCGGAGCGGCGATCGGGTCCCCGCCGCGCTCGCGCTCCAGGGGAACCGCGTTCGCCAGCTCACCGCCCTGGCGCGCCCACTTCTTCGCCAGCGCGCTCTGCACCGGGCCGAAGCTCATCAGCAGGAACGCGTGGCAGGCCCACACCAGTGAGTCGAGCCGGTCCGGAGAGCGCTCGTCCTTAGCGCCGGTGAAGGTCGCCATCTGGTCTTCGAGCTCGACGAACGGCCCACCGGCGTGCTTCACGACGCCGCGCTCGTACAGGCCGGAGACCGGCTCGGCGCGGGTGCGCTTGGACTCGCTCGCGTGCACCTTCTCCACGCGCACGCGACTCTTGAGCACGCCTTCCTTGATCAGAGCCTTCTGGACCTGCTCGATCAGGTCCATCATCCACTGACCGCCGTGGTTCTTCTCGACCACGACCGTGGCGTCCAGCTCGGCGGCCCGGATCAGGAAGCGTCGAGCGAACAGCGCGGGCGCCTCCTGCCCGCCCCAGGACTCGACCACGTAGACCTCGTCGCGGAACGGGCCGAGCCCGACCACGGTGTACGCCTGCTCGTCCGACTCCTCGGTGCCGTCGGACGGGTCCACGCCCATGCGGATGGACGTGAGATAGTCGGGGCCGTCGGGCTCGCCGACGCCGGGGCACTGCGCGGCGTTGAGCGTGTCCCGGGACCACAGCGAGTTGGCCACGTCGTCGAGGAGCTCGCCCTCAAGCTCCTGACGCTCCAGCCTCGTGCCCTTGGACATGCCGACGACCGATCGGACGAAGGCTTCGGACAGGTTCTTGATATTGTCCGTGGTCTTCAGGCGCCGCACGATCACCGGGCCGTCGGCGAACTCGTCGTCCCCGCGGCTGGCCCTGATCATTCGCCGCACCAGGGCGCGGGCCGGACGCGAGGCCTTGGGCGTGCCGGTGACGATGATTTTGGATTCGCCCTTGCGGACCGCGAACCGGATCGACTCCTCCCAGGCCACCTTCCAGCGCTTCCACAGGCCGATCTCGTCGCACCACGCCGCGCTGAGGTTCTTGCCCTGGACGCGCAGCGCGCCGTCGTCGGCCGAGTCGACGTAGATCACGTGACCGCTGCGCAGCCCGATCTCCCCGTAGCTGCGGTACGCGTATTCGACGGTGCGCGACAGGCCGTGCTTGACCTCGCCAGCGGTGGTACCCAGGGCCTTGAGAATCCCGGCCTCGCCCTCGACGCACACCGTCCAGGCGTCCCGGTATGTGGGCGCGATGATCGCGTATTCACTGTGCGATTCGAGGTCTGCTTCGATGATCTCGGCGAGGCCGGAGGACCCGGACCGGGTCTTGCCGCTGCCACGGCCGCCCTGGAAGTAGATGACGCGCCAGTCACCCTCGGGCAGCGTCTGCTCGGGGCGCGCGTCGCGCCGCCAGCGCGCACGGGCGGACTCGACGACTGTGTTGGGATCCAGTCGCCGAGCCCACTCCCTCAGGAGGCTCACCATAAGATCAGGATGCCTCCCGTCTGCCTAGCGGACAATCAGGAGCTGTGCGCCTTGACTGCCTCACCGATCGCCGCCGCGTGCTGCTTCTGCAGCGCCACGGTGTGCTCCGCGTCCAGCCGGGCGGAGAACCGGGAGAGGAACACAGGGTTCGTGCTCACCAGCACCGTGTTGTTCTGCGCCTTGTAGCCGGGCTGCGGCTTCTTCGTCGGGTCGAGGCTGATCCCGGTGCCCTCGCCGGAGGCAGACCAGTTGGTCGAGCCCTCGAAGCCGATGCCCTGGCCGACCAGCACGCCGCCCTTGGTGTGGCTGATCTGGTGCGTCGCCGACTGGCCGACCACGAACGAGTTGTAGAAGTCCGGGTGGTTGGCCACGTCGCTGGCGAGGATCTTGCGCTCGTGCACCCCGCCAGCCTGCGACTTGTCGAGGGTGCCCTGCACGCGGATGTTCGGGTTCTGCATCAGTTCGAGGATCGCAGTGTTCAGATCCTCGTCGTCGTACCCGAACATGTTCAGCTTGAGCCCGAGGGTCTCGCCCTTGAGCAGTTCGAGCAGGACGCCGTGCACGTCGTCGCGGCCGACGAAGAACAGGTAGTGATCTCCGTAACCGGGTGTGAGCCGTTGCTCCGGGGTGAACACACCGAGCCCGGCCAGGCGCGGGTCGTCGCTCACTGGGATGCCTCCTCGGCCATCGGCATCGCGTTCCCGTCCTCGATGTGTCGGCCGGGATGGTACTCGGACAGGTGCGGCTCGGGCACGACGACCTCGACGCGGCGCACGGGCGTCAGCTCGTACTCCCACGCCACGGCCGTGGGGTTGAGCTTCAGCCAGGTGACGACCTGGTCCTTGGTGACGTGCACCTGGATAGGCCACTCGTTCCGCTCCTGCGTGAGCCAGACGCGCCCGGTCAGCTGGTCGTTGAGGTGGCCGGACGTGCCCGGCGAGATCTCGCCTCGGATAGTTGCCATCAGTCACTCTCCACGGAGAGCATCGGGTGCATCTCCTGCTCGTGCAGCTGCTGGCGCAGCAGGTAGCCCTCCAGCTCCCAGATCTTGCTGCGGGCCCTGTCCTTGGCCAGCTTGCGGCCGATCTCCTCGTCGAAGTTCTCCGCGCTGACCGAGGAGGAGTAGCCCACGACGTGGAAGTCGTTCTTCAGCGTGAGCACGCAGACCGTCACCCTGGAGCCTTCGGGATGCCAGTACTGCTCGTCGATGATCTTCCCGTCGATGTGCTCGGGCGTGATCCGATGTCCGTGGTGCCCGGTCGCATCGTGGTCGGCCTGCAGCTGTTCGTCGGTGTACTGACCCATCAGGGGCCTTCCTTTCACTGCCACGGCTTGTTGAAGTACCACCAGTCGGCGGGCGTGACCAGCTCTTCCCGGCCGCTAGGCCGGGCGAGCCCAAGCTGTCCGTACGCCCACGCCGCCGCGCTGGAGCAGACGACGTGACCGGGCCGGGCGACGCCGTCGCTCCAGCCCCACCAGTCGTCGATCAGCTTGGCCAGGGCTTTCTCGTTCAGCACGGTGTCGAAGTCGGCCACGATGCCGCCGACCCAGTCGTACTTCGTGCCGAGCAGGCCCTGCATCAGGTTGCAGATCGCCTGGCGCTGCGCGTCCGTCCGCGGCTGCGTGACGTTGCCGCGCGCGTGCTTGAGCTGCGTCGGCGTGGTCATGTACGTGGCCAGATCTACCCAGCCGACGCCGGACGGCCGCCCCTCGATTCCCCACCACACGTGGTTCTTGTCCTGGTGGTGGACGACGACGACGTGGTCGACGGGCGCGCCGTGTCCCGTCAGCCATGACCCGATCATGATGGGGATCCGCCCGAACCCGGCCGCGTCCACGGCCCAGACGTCGCCGGGTCTCACAGCCACTTCCTGATGTCCGCCACCAGGTGCTCCAGCCGCTCGACCAGCCACTGGACGAATCCCTCCGGCGGAGGCGTCGGAGTCGGCGTCGGAGCCGGGCCCGGAGCGGGCGGCGGTACCGGCGTGGGCGTGGGCGCCGGGGGCACCACCTGCATCGGGAACGGCTTGCCGGTGATCTCCGTGTAGTCGACGGCCAGCTGGGCCAGGTTCACGCTGTCCAGGAACTCGCGCGACCCCAGGTGCTCGGGCCAGATGACGACCCAGCACTCGCTGACCTGGTTGGACCAGAACGCGTCGGTGAACGACGTCTCCTGTGCCCAGGTGATGAACTTCTCGTCGCCGCCGAGCGCGCCGGAACCGCCCGAGCCGTAGCCACCGGCCAGTACGCTGTGGCCGCCCATGTCGGGGGATGATGGCACGTAGTCCCACGGCTGGCTGTTGGCGAACTGGTCCTCGTTGGCCGACGTGACGTCGATGCCGACCCACACGCCGCCGAAGATCGCGATGGCGGCCTTGACCTCGTCCGGGTTGGACGGGTCGACCGCGGCGAACCCGAGCGCCTTGACCCCGTCGGGGCCGCCGGTCGACACCAGGTATTCGAGCAGCGTCTGGATGTCCATGCCGTTGTCCTCGGACGGGAACCCGGGGTTCTGCGTCCGGTACACCGCCTCGACCTCGGTCAGGGACGGGTAGACCTCGGTGGACAGGGCGGCCGTGGTCAGCCTGCGCAGGTTCGCCCAGGTGACCGCGACGCAGTCGCCGTACGCGTCGTTGCCGAGCATCTGCCAGCCGCTCAGGGCGGCCAGGTAGTCGTCGTCGGCCGGGTGCTCGGGCACGGCGCCGGTCAGGACGCGGGCGAGGCGCAGCCGCGGCCGTGACGGATCGTTCGGCTTGCGGCCGTACTTGCCGGGCAGCCGCATCTCGTTGCTGGTCGTCACGTGTCAGCTCGCCGGGGTCTCGTTGTGCTCCTGGACGGCCTCGGCGTGCGCGATGGCGTTGCCGAGCGCCGAGAGCAGCGCCGGGTCCGTCAGCGCGGCCTTGACCGCCGCGGCCAGCTCGGTGGCGTCGACCGTGAGCTGGGCCGAGGACATCGCCGCGAGGTGTGCCTGGTAGTCGGCTGCGTCGGCGGTCAGCTCGGTGCCGTACCGGGCGCGGAGCTCGGCCAGGTATCCCGTGCTGGTGATGTGGGATACCCGGCCGCCGTCCACGAGGAACAGGCCTTCCGCGGGGCCGCCGGTTGGGTCGGGCTTGACGCTGATGAGGTGTGTCATGTCAGTCTCCTGAATCGGAGGGGGATGCGGGGGCGAAGGAGGCGGAGGCGTCGGACTGGCCAGCCCGAGCAGCGCCTTGAACTCGGCGAGGGTGCCGCGGTACGCGTTGAAGTCGACGGCCTGGCCGCTGTACGGCTGCCGGTCGGTGTACTGCCAGATCGCCGGGGACATGCCGCCGTACGGAGCCCACCCGGCGCCGGTGTCGCTGTACGCCGTGTAGCTGCTGGCGACCAGCGCGAGGTCCGAGACCGGCTTCAGCGAGGGCGAGCCCATGCCGCCCGACCAGTACCAGCGCGGCAGGTAGTTCAGCTTGACCAGGCCGCCGAGCGAGCGGAACGTGTCGCGGAACACGACGATGTCCTGCACCGTCGGGCTCGACGAGCCGGTCGGCTCGACATCCGTCATCACCGGCACGCCGCGGCCGACGACGGCGAAGCAGTTCGCCGCCTGCGCCGCGGCGTTCCCGGCGTGCAGGAAGTGGTACGCCCCGAACACCGCGCCGACGCGCGCGGCCTCGGCCTTGAAGTGGGCGTAGTACGGGTCCTTATACGTCGTGCCCTCGGACGCCTTGGCGAAGCACGCCACCGTGCCAGAGGTCAGGGCCATGTTGCCCTGGAAGTTCGAGACGTCAGGGTATGTCAGGGTCATGGCCGTGCCTCCGACCGGTCAGAGTCCGTGGGAAGCCAGGGCGGCCTGGATGTCGGCCTCCAGCTTGGAGATGAGCCCCTCAACCGCGGCCTTGACCCCGGGCTCGGCGTCCTTGACGACCGCCTCGGCGTCGGCCTTGGCCTGGGTCACCAGCTGGGCGACGGTGTCGTGCACCCGGGACGCCTCGGTCTCCAGGTCGTGCAGGGCCGTCTCGGCGTCGCGGGCCGCCGCACCGTCGATCTCGCTGACGATGCGCTTGACGTCGTTGATGATGTTGCTGAGTCCGCTCATGGTCTAATCTCCCGCCGCTGGGCATCAGGGTCTTCACTGCGTATGGGGCGTCGCATCTGAGGACAAGCTAGTCGGTTTGAGCATAACGCACAGCTGACGGATGGCCAGGCACGGCGAAGGCCCGGATTTTTGGTCCGGGCCTTCTGAGCGCACACTCTAGCGTAACCGCCACCCTGCGGCCGTGCGCTCCCAGGTGCGGGTGTCGTCGGTCGATCGCAGCAGCGTGCCGGGCTCCTCCGAGTCGGCCGCGCCGGATTCGATGATCATCTCACACGCAGCACCGGTGGCGTGCAGCACCGCACGGTTCTGCGACTCGGCCAGCTCGTCCTTGAGCCGGGCGATCTCGGCGTCCGCCTCGGCGAGCGCGGCGGTCGCCAGGTCGTAGATGAACAGGGCGGACGGGATCTCGTCGAGACCGGGGCGGGTCATCCGCAGCTGCGTGCGAGCGTCGATCTCTGTCATAGCGCACACCTCCCGTGGTGCCCTTCGTGCAGGACGCAGCCGGTCGTCTTCGCGCACCTGCCCGGCCACGGCCCGGTGTACTCGCGGCGGTCTCCGGCGTGCCACACGATCGTCGTGTAGCCCTCCGGGGACGCCGGGTTGGGGTGGATGCCGCGGTGCTCGTCGGCATCGGGGTGCGCGTCCCGGCCGCACTGCGTGGTGGCGTCCTGGGCCACACCCCAGTGGATCTTCCACGGGCACTGCATCAGACCTTCTCCCACCCGTACTGCAGGGCCAGGGCGGCCAGCTCGGCCGCCGCGAGGCCGTGGCAGGCGATGTAGATCCGCGGCACCCGCCAGGCGGCCACGCCGGAGCCGACCGGCACCGTGGGCGCCTTGCCCTTGGTGAAGTGCCGGAACTTCTCCCACGACTGCTGCTTCATCCGGTGCGCCACACCGCAGCAGCAGTCCGTGATCTGCACGAACGAGACAGGCGCGTCCTTGGGTCTGTCCTTGGTCTTGCTCATGATCCGTTTCCCTTCGCCTTCAGGTACTGGAACTGGGCGCGGATGGCCAGCTTGTAGTGCTCGTACGAGCGGGTGATCTCGTACACCCCGCGGGCGTTGAGCCAGCGCTGGTACAGCTGGCCGGACGTCAGCGGGCGGGTCACTGCGCGCCGACGCACTTGTCGACCTCGACGAGGTGCCGCTGGATGAGGACAGGCGTGGAGACCTCGTGCCCGCCCCTGGACCCACAGCTCGGGGAGCCGGACGATGTCATCACGACAGCCACGGTCACGCCGATCGCGATCAATACCGCGATCAGCGTGATGATCACCAACTTGGC